TGAGTCATTCCATGCGTCCGACACTACCATTGTAGTAGGTGACAGCAAGGTAGGATGGGCCTCAGCCTTCCGTGAGTTGATCGCCATGCTGTACGCAGGTAAGATACCACAGTGGGACATGAGCAAGGTACGTCCAGCAGGCGCACGTTTAGAGACCTTTGGTGGCCGTGCATCAGGCGCTCAGCCTCTTGAGGATTTGTTTAAGTTCTGCGTAACTATCTTCCAGAAAGCTGAAGGCCGTAAGCTGACCAGCATTGAGTGTCATGACGTAGTGTGTAAGATTGCTGACATTGTAGTTGTAGGTGGCGTTAGACGTTCAGCTTTGATTAGCTTGTCCAACCTCTCCGATCAGCGCATGGCTAAGGCTAAGTCAGGTGCATGGTGGGAGAATGAAGGACACCGTAGACTCGCCAATAACAGTGTCGCGTACACAGAGAAGCCAGACTTTGAAGCTTTCCTTAACGAGATGCAAACACTGTATGAGTCTAAGGCAGGCGAGCGTGGTATCTTTAGTCGTGTAGCAGCACAGAAGATTGCAGCACGTAATGGACGTAGAGATCCTAACCACGACTTTGGCACTAACCCTTGTAGTGAGATCATCCTACGCAGCAACCAGTTCTGTAACCTCAGTGAGATTGTTGTACGCTCAGATGACACACTTAAGACACTCAAGGCCAAGGCTGAGGTAGCAGCGATCATAGGAACACTACAGGCCACCTTGACGGACTTTAGATATTTGCGTAACTGTTGGAAGAAGAACACTGAAGAGGAAGCATTGCTAGGTGTCAGCATGACGGGCATTATGGATAATGACATGTTGAGTCAAGCGGCATCACCTAAGCTGGCTGTATGGCTAGAGGAAATTAGAGATGTTGCTGTTGCAACCAATAAGAAGTGGGCTGAGAAGCTTGGAATTAACCAGTCTACGGCTGTTACTGCTGTTAAGCCATCTGGTACTGTGTCTCAACTTGTTGATAGTGCTTCTGGCATACATCCTCGCTTCTCTGATTATTACATTCGTCGTGTACGCTCAGACAAGAAAGACCCACTTGCTCTCTTTATGCAAGCAGCTCAGTTCCCAGTAGAGCAGGACGTAACATCAGAGTCAACGGCTATCTTTAGTTTCCCTGTGAAGGCACCTAAAGGCAGCACAACAGTGAAGATGGTAGGTGCTATGGAACAGTTAGCACTTTGGAAGACTTACCAAAATCATTGGTGTGAGCATAAGCCAAGTATCACTGTATACTATACTGATAGCGAGTTCCTTCAGGTAGCACAGTGGATCTGGGATAACTTTGACATCTGTAGCGGTATTAGTCTGTTGCCTGTAAGTGACCATACGTATCAGCAAGCTCCATATGAAGACATCTCTGCTGAGAAATACGAAGAGCTACTAGCAGCAATGCCACAAGGTGTTAATTGGAATGACCTAATCTACTTCGAGAAGGAGGATAATACTACAGGCTCTCAGGAACTAGCGTGTACCGGAGGAGCATGTGAAATAGTTTAAAGAGTTAAAGGTATACGGTGCTGTACTACCTAAACTAAACATTAAGTAAACTAAAGTGTAGTGAATCAACATTAATTGGTACGTAAAACTGTAGTAAACTTAGGGGCCTTGCGGCCCCTTTTTTATTACTGTTAATCATCAAGCCTTTCGTTATACTTCTCTGCTCCTCCTCCAAACCAGTTGTATAACATAGGCCCAACCACTGGAATACCTTTTAATGCCGGTTCTAAGTTAGGATCATCCTTGGGTAGTTCCTTACCTACAGTCCAGATAGCAGATATTATAGGAGCTGCTGGAGTAAGTGTATTATAAACAGCACCCAATACATCTCCTCTTTCTAAATAACGCTCGCTAGTATATTTGTTGTAACCAAGCACACCAAGTAATGACCACAAAGATTTACTTGGTAAGTCTTCTGGTCTAACCTCACGACCAAGTAACATGTCTTTACTTGTCTGTATTCCTATGTTAGCAACTGTCAAGTAACCACTAAGTAAACCAGCGTTTTTAATAGCTGTTCCTTTATTTCCTTGTGTCCACTCTTTAACTATTTCTCTTCTGACTACATCATACATTTTTAAAGTAAAGGATTTGAGCATGTAAAGTATACGACCATTAGGGCTATCTAAGTAACCTTGCGGCATTTCACTTAAAGCTATTGGTTGTATGTCAGCAAGCTCATTAAACAAATAGAGTTTGACGTTATCTGTAACATTCCCTGCTTTTAAATCTGTAACAAGACCTTCTAACTCATCACCATATATCTTTCCCTGTCTCTTCCTAAAAGCTTGCTCTCCTTTCTTAGACTTAACCAAGCTAGTTGCTTTCTTTAAAGAAGCGTTAATGTACGTTTCTTTTCCTAATCTATCGACAGTAGCGAACCCTGTTCCTTGTAACATCTTGCTTAAGGCAGTCGCTGTTTTAGAGACATCACCGCCTAGCTCTTTTGTCAGGACGTTTTCAAGTCCAAGATCAATTAACTTTACAAGCTTTGTCCCAAACATAGAGCTTATGGTATTTCTAAAACCTTTAAGTGCTGCTGAGATAGCAGGGTCGCCAAGCTGTGTTAAGGCAGATATTGGGTTTGCGATAGTTCCCATGTATCCTGTGTTACGTAAGAAAGAGTTTACCTCGTTAGGGCTTTGTGCGCCTCCTACAAATCTAGATTTTAAAAGTTCTGTAAGATCTGCTTCTTTACCAGCAGGTATAGCACCGCGAGCCATCTCATCATCAATAAAGGTGCCGACAGACTTATCAGGATCTGTTATACCGCCAGAGCTTTCCTCTACAGATTTGCCAAAAAACTTACGCTTCTCTATGTCATCTACAGAACCACGCAAGTACATAGACAACGACTCCTCTGGAGACGCGTAGTATTGTAGCTGTTCTGGAGGCACAGTTCTCATAGTACGCGGCTTAAGAAAACGAGGCTTGCTGCCACTAGGATCCATATTGTAACCTCGTAGAGTTAGGTCAATAACTTCTGATCGTTCAGTAGAAGAAAGTGAACTAACTGCTACGTCTTTTTTTGCGGCGTAGTCCTTTAAAGCTTTAGTTATTTTACCTTGCTCTGCCTTTCCTAGCGAAGCACGTAGCCCGTCGTAGTCTTTAACAAGACGAGGGAAGTAGTTATCAACTTTTTGAAAAGTGTGTCCAGACTCCAGCAGTTCATCGCCTGTTCTAGTGAGTGTGTTTTTAACTTGGTTTACAAAAGACTCATACATTTGAGGGGAGCTCGCCTTCATTAAACCTTCAGCTGCTTTTGTGTTACCGTTGTATAAATACCCTGCCAGTCTGTTTTTAACAGCTGGGGCCAGCTCACTCATACCTTTAAGAAAAGGTTCAACTTCCGTTAATACTTTTTGAGTTTTGACATGCGTGTTAAACTCATACCTACGTAGTCTACCAAACACAGGCTCAGAAATGTTACGAACTCTTGTTGAAAGAGTCCCTAAGTATTTATCAAGAGACTTGCTATACAGGCGTGACACGGAGCTATCTCTAGCTATTGCTTCTTGAATGGCTTTGTCAGCTCGTGTTGCTGTAGCAGGTATACGTAATTGTTTACCTGTGGCTTTAAAGGCGGCTTCTACTTTTGCAGGATTGATGCCCTCGTCTAATAAAAGTTGAGCAGGATTATCGACAGAAGCCCCTTCAGCAATTTTTTTATTAATAACCGCTTGTGCTTTGTCTGTTAGTTTCTCTGCACCCTTACTTGCAACCTTAACGGCAACTCCTCGACCAAGAGCAGTTAGAGCAGGCGTAAGCGTTGCAGCAGCTAAAGTTGTAATAGCAGCCTTAACAGGATCAATTTCACCAGTAGTTGCTATATCTTCCGCAACACTAAAGCTTAGACCTAAAGCACCTGCTCCCGCAGACATTGTTTTATAACCTGCACCTACAGGAACAAGAGAGGTGGGATCAGCAAGGGCTTTTGTAAAACCACCAGCAGCTCCTGCAAAACTGTCCTCATCCTCCTCAAAGAACTGACCGTACTCTTCTTGTAAGGCTCTTTCCTTTGTACGTAAAAGCATCTCACGGCGCTCTGCTGGTTCAGCTTCTGCGTAACCTTCTCCGTATAACTCGTTAGGCGACTCATAGTTGAAACCGTTAAAGTCTACAGTCAGTTGACCCATAGGTAAGTAAGCTTCTAAAATATCAGCCCCATAGCTAAGTAGGTTACCACCTTTATCCATGCCATATTTAAACTGTGTCCAAGCGTCATCTTTTTCGGAACGCATTAAGGCACCATCTAAAACCCTATCACCTGCTTTTGCGTTCATAGATTGTAAATTAACAGAAGACAGTACATCTTCTTCGGTTAGACGATAACCAGTAGCTACGCTGTCTTCTTTAGAAGAAAAAACTCTAGATAAAGAACCATCCACAACAGTATCTCCAGCTAAAGCACCCATACTTCTTAAGTTTTCAGAAGAGTTAATATCATTAAGTGTTAAAGTATAAGGTTCAGACATGCTTAATTACTCCTTTGTTTCAGTAACTACACTAAATTTATCTGTACTTGTTTCTACACTAGCATCAGGAACTACGTTAGCCGCTTGCGCTAAAGCACCTTGTCTTCCAAGTTTTGGGTTGTTAGTGTATATATCTTCTGCTTGAGCATACAACCTTCTTTTCTTATCTTCGTTTATATCATCTGATTGATACCAAGGATTTTTAATTTTAACAAGAGCCTCAAGATCGGGAGTACTGTTAAGTATAGCATCATATGTTTCTACGTCAGATTTAGAAAGGTCAGAAGCTTTTATAACAGAAGCTTTTATAACAGTAGGTTTATCTTCTTTAGGAACGGTAGCTAATAAGGCGTTATTATCTGGTACTTTTTTAAAACCATCCTCAGTTGCACGGTGGAGTACACCATCAATAATTGCAGTCCTAACAGGCGACCCGTCTGGTTCATACATTGTAGCATAGGCTTCTGGCTTTGCTAACTTAGGTTCTTTAAGTAACGCACTGGCTGCTGTTTGTAAATCACCGCCGGCTAATATCCACTGCTCCATAGTTTTGTTACCTTGCGATCTCGCCATTCTAAGTAAAGCAGTAGATTGGCTTTTCTGAGTGTTTATTTCTGCGTTCTCTACTCTAAACTTTTCTTCCATAGCAAAGGAAGCTTGCGGGTCAACACCTTTAAGAAGCTCAACAATTTTAGGCTGATCTGTAGTTGAGTTAGGATTTAACTGTTTAAGCTGCTCTTGTACTTGTTGCGCAGGGCTTCTAAAGTCTGTACCGAACATACCTCCAAGAGCTTGTTGCGCACGTTGCTCACCTTGCTGAATACCCTGTAGAGTCTGTCCCAACAAATCTCTAGGCATACCTGCGACACCAGCCGAAGGGTTAGGTCGTTGACCTGTAAACATACCTGTGTAATCAATAGCCATTGTTGTTCTCCTTTATAGTCCTAACCAGCTTTTAGCATCATTGCCCAAATCTTTAATCCACTGAGGTGTTGGGGCGTCTCCTAAACCTACCGCTGATCCTAAAGCACCACCTACACCACCTCCACTGAGCAAACCGCCTGTAGCATTAACACCTGTGCCGCCGCCTAACAAGAGGTTGCTGTAGCTTTGGTCTCTAGCCGCCTGTGCCATTGCTGCCATCTGGTTTGCTGATAACAAAGCTTCGATACCTGTTGAGCCAAGCTGAGACTGCAACTCAGCGCCCTGTCGTTGTCCAGCGCCTGCAATGTTAGCAAGTTGAGCACCAATGCCTAAAGCATCAAGTTGCTGCTGCTGTGGGACGTATGCTTGGCCTAAGAGACCTTGCCCTAAAGCCAGCTGCTGTTGCTGCTCACCTAATGCCATTTGACGTGCTTGGAAAGCTGCTTGATTCATTGCTTCCTGTTGTGCTTGATTGAAACCAAACTGTTCAGCACCTTGACCACCATACTGTGCAGAGGATACACCACCACGACCACGAGCAAACAACTCTTCATTAAGACGCAACTGATCACGCTGTTCCTGCGGGTTCTGAATAGCTCTAATCTGATTGTAGATGTCTTGACTAGCTTGGCCTACGTCTCCTGTAATACCACCAAACAGGCCACCAGCTTGTTGTGTCAACTGTGCTTGCATTGCTGCTTGCTCAGGTGATAGACCCAAGTTAAAGCCACCTTGAGCGTCAGTCTGTGTAGTGCCAGCACCCGTGGTTACAGAGAAAGGTTTAAAGGTAGAAGTATCTACAGCCTGTTGGCCTACACGAGCAGCTTCCGCTTGGCCTTGAGCGCCTAGTTGTTGCAGCCTGTCAATGTTTTCTCTGTTTTGATAATAAGTAGAACCAAGCTGTGCTGCACCACCCAATAAGCCACCTAAGTCAAAGCTGCTAGTGTTTGAACTGCCTAACATGCCTGACAACGCACCAGCGCCTGTTTGAGCAGCTTGATTGAAAGCTGTTTGATTAAACCCTGTAGGGCTTACATTTTGCATAGGTGTGGTTAAAGCTGAAGTAAAGGCTGATTGATTAAATCCTGTAGTGGGACTTACGTTTTGCATGGGTGTAGTTAAAGCTTGATTAAAAGCCGATTGATTTAAAGCCATTAGATAAGTCTCCCTATAAGAGCAAGTATGTCAATTTTTTGAATGGAAAAGGCAGCGTTATTAATCTCAGCTTCAATGCCGACAGTCACAACGGAACCGCTACCAGTACTATTTACCTTTGGTGTTTGAATTACAATAGATGCGGAATATTCAGCGTCAGTGTTGTACTCCGACAAGCCGTACTCTGCTATATTACTAGAACCAAAAGTAAACTCTTGCTTTGTGAAAGCAGAGGTATAATCATAGCCCCAATTAAGTGTAGTTGGTGTAGCTTGACCACCAATAATAGTCAAGTTAAACTTCTTCAAGAACTTTAAGTGAGCAGGACTTTGGAAGTCATTTGGGTTGCTAAAGTACCGTAGCTGATAACGCTCGTCACCATCAAGATAGCCACCGTACTGCGCAATACCTAAAGCTTGTCCCATGTACAGTGTGTCGTCTACAAACAAGAAGAAAGCTGTTGGCTTTAAAGAAGACCAAGTAGTTACACGGAACGACCCATTTTCTAAAGGCTGCCTAACATCAAAACAATATACAATTCCACTCTCAGGGAATGTTATTAAGTAAAAAGCATCTATTGGACTATAGACAGCTTTAATTGCTTCCC